ACTCTGGCGATACCGAGAGGAAGCACATATATTAAGGTAATCAATGAAAATAATATCAGGTCTAAATGACTTCTTAAGTGCAAGCTCATTAAGAAGTGCCTTAAAGTGTCCACTATGTGCGCCCGCAGTTGGATACTCTTTAATTATAAGAGCACCCTGTGTTTTTTGTGCCAATTTTGTGACTTTGCTGTCAAACATCACTTTAGGAAGTTCACCAATCTCTTGTATGGGAACATTGAGGAGGTTTGCGTCAATACGCTCAGCAATTTTTTCTTCTGCCATCTCCATTGTAATGTATAGCACGCTACGTCCGTTAAGCAAACAGGCGCTAGCCATATGGCACATGAACAAAGACTTGCCGACGCCTGTCCCAGCAAGAGCGACATTAAGACTCTTATTAACAAGACCTCCCTTGGTAATCTTGTTAAAGTATTCCAAGTCGAAGGGGATTTTGTCTTCCTTCTTATGATAGAAGTCGAATCGCTCGTCGGCATTTGCAAAGTAATCGTGACCAATATTGTTATCAAAAGAGACTGCTAATGCTTCACTGAGAATGGATGGAATAGCATCTCGGTTCTTCTTGTCATCATTACCATCAGCAATATTGATGGAGTCCATTAGTGCGAGATAGATTGCCCTATCACGGCACCACTTTTCAGTAGTATCATATAACCACTGAAGGTCTGCAGGAGTATCTTCCAGATTCGTAATCAAAATCTGCAACTCCTTCAGCATACCTTCATTGAGATCCTTCCTATTAGAGACCTCAATAAGGAGTGCTTCGACTGTAACCTGAGTATTATATTCTGCGATAAAGGCAACAATCTCTTCAAACATAATTTTCTGAGATACTTCTTGGAAGTACTCAGGTTTGATGAAGGGGATTACCTTACGGGAGTATTCTTCATTATATAAAAGATTCTTTAGAATCGTGTGTTCAATAGACTCCATTACTCACCATAACTAAATTCGGACTTAGCAATAACGTCGAGTTGCTCTAGAACTTCAGGAGTAAAATACTTCTCAGGTTCTTTGTAGATTGCTTTGGCATAGACTTTCTTACCATCTATCTCGTAGCGTCCAGCAACGTTCTTCCAGAGACCACCGAGTTCACCGAGTTCAAGAAGACCATAATATCGATCAAGACCACGCTCATCGTAATAAAGACGAATTTCCACATCTTTGTTCTCCTTGCTCAAACGAGACTTAGCAGTTTTTGCTCTGATGATATTACCTACCACTTCTGTCCCATCCTTCTCTTTCTTCTTGCTGAGATAGATGATAGTGGAAGCAGCATACTTAAGACCAGAACCGCCACCCATTTCCTTTGTGGGGACGTAAGCACCGATAACATCATAGGTGTGGTTGGTAACGATCATGGGGATGTTTGCCTGACCCAACTTAAGAGTGAGCATACGGAACGCACCTTTGACAAGTTGAGATTTGGTCATGTCTCTAACTTGCTTCTCGTTGAGAGCGTCTGTAATCTCCTTCTCCGTGGATAGCATTCCAAGAGAGTCTAGCACAAACATGCACGGTTTGCGCTCGTCCTCAGGCGCTTTCAGGTACATATCAACTGCCTTGAGTGCCTTGCTTCGGAACTCTTCGATAGTTACAACATTAACTACGACAACCCTAGAGAGGTCGATTCCACGACTCTGAAGAAGAGATTTATTAACTGCTGCTTCAGTGTCAAAATAGAGACAATAACCATCAGGGTTGCTGTCAAGGAAATTTTTAACGACAGCGAGACTGAAGAAAGTTTTTCCAGTGCTAGACTCGCCAGCAATGGCAGTAATCTTATTCCCAGATACACCACCAAATACACTGCCTGAAACGAGTCCGTTAAAAATGTACGAACCCGTGTCCACATATTGCTCAGTCTCGTCAATATCGGCAGCGAGTTGTGTGTATTCATCACCAATCTCTTTTACAATACTTTTTAAAAAATCCATTAGATCACAAATCCAAACTGTTCACGGGCAATTTTTTTATAAGGTCCACCAGGGTTCTCCTCACGAATCTCCTTGATGATCTTCAACTTTTGGTAAAGAGAAGTATCTCCACCTAGACGAAGGGCATTTACGATAGTAGCGAGTTCTGCATCAGTAATAGGAAGTTCCATTATCCAAAAAATAGTTCAAGGTTTACAGTCTTCTCAACATTCCATCCGATGGCGTCGAGAATAGTTTTTACGGGTTCAACAAAACTCTTGTCGAATTGTAGGTTGTAATCAATATACTTGTCAAGGTTAAGTTCCTTAGGAAATTCTTGAATGAATGAGATGACGTTCTCTCTCAATGGGTTTGGTTCCTTCAAATAGCAGAACTTAATCTTCTCTCCGTTATTGATGAGTGAATATTTATTAGTCAGTTTTTTATCCTTTACATGATGATTGAATAGAAGAGCACCCCTGACGTGAATGGGTGTTCCTTTTGTGTAGATAGAAGTTCTACACTCATACTTCTTGACATTAGATACAGATCTTGGGAATGAGATTTGTTCAGGAGGGAGTTGCTTGAACTCATTTCTACTCTTATCAATGAATTCAATCACATCCTCTTCAGTGCCAGTCATCATAAGTTTTAGAGCACCCTTAATCATAGTCCGACAAGGTGCAGGGGTTGATGACTTAACCGCCTCAATACCCATGATCTTCAGTTTGGGTTCGGCATAGGCAACACCCTCACTGTTCCATACATTCAAGATATATCGTTTCTTAGCTGTCCAAATCCCACGGTCAGCAATGTTCTCACGCTTCATGAACATCTTCTGATCATAAGCGTTGACATACTCCGCCAACTCCTTGTAACTCTTATCGATAAAGGGTTCAATTTGATCTTGACATGCTTTGTCAAGGAACTCAACTACTTTTCCTTTGTCATCAGTTCCTTCAGCAAAGACACGATCAACAAGCGGACCAAGGTGTAGGTAGATAGAATCAGTATCAGAAGCAATAACATAGTCTTTGTCTTCTGTCTTTAGAATCCTATTTAGATAGGCATTCATTCTGTTCTCAATCCAGCGGATGGAGACTTGTCCAGATAGGGTGATTGCTTCGGCGTTAGCAAGTTTATAGTAACGAAAATATTGATTGCCAATAGCACCATAGGCAGAGTTAAGGGCGATCTTCTTAGCCATCTGAATATTGTTACAGCGTGCAATTTCCTTCTCCAATTCTTTAGTAGGGGTCTTCTCATATGCTTGCTTTGCTTTGAGCATCTTCTTCTTGAAGATCACTCGCTCGCTATACATCTTATCCATGAGTTCTGGCAAGAACCCACGAGTATTCTTACGGTACATGGACCCGTTAGCACACACCGCACTATCTTTGTAATCCTCGAAGTCTATCTCCTCATTAAGGATTCTATCAACTGTTGCCGCTGGATGTCTGGTATCACGAAGCGTCTCTGGCGAGATATTGTACTGCATAATAAGGTGAGGGTACAGACTATTAAGGTCAAAACTGACCACCCAATCATACTTTCCTGGAATCGGTTCCTTGACATAAGCACCTGCGTACTTTTCGTTCTTGTCGGACTTCTCTTTAGGAGGAATAACAATTCCCCTTCCCTTTAAGTAGTTATAAATGATCGTGTCCCACATCCTCACCTGATAGAACACATCTTCATAATTGACCTTGGCATCGTATGCCATAGTCAATGCAAGTTCAATCAGCTTCATCTTGTCTTCCAATCGGTCAACAAGTTCCACGTCAATGATGTTGTATTCTACAAACTTCTGCCAACCGTTTGTATAGAAGTCTTTGAATGTATCAAACTCAGAGTGGTCCAACTTCTGCTGACCCAACTCCACATTTGCAATGTGATCCAGTCGGTAAGACTCCTGATTAGTGTAGGTAAACTTCTTGTACAGGTCCAGATAATCTAACTGAGAGACTCCACCAATGTCATAGGACAGTTGCTTCCTACCTTGGATATAAACCTCTTGCTCGGTTACGAGACCCCACGGAGAGAGTCTCTTCATCAACTTCTCACCAAGGATTCGATCAATACGGCGGACTAGATATGGAATATCATACAGTTTACTATTCCACCCAGTGACAACTTCAGGGGTGTTGTCAATCCACCAACTGATGAAGTCATGAAGAAGATCTTCTTCATTGTTGAACTGCTTGTAGTAGTGATTCCCCTGCTTCAGTTTGAATGGACCCTGACCCCAAGTGATGATTTCCTTGGTTGCATAGTCCTGAAGAGTGATAAGGAGAACTTCCTCAGCAGCAGACTCTACGTCTGGGAATCCATTCTCAGAAGCGACCTCAATGTCAATGGTAGATAGCATGATCTTACCAATGTCAAACTTGATCTCTTGCTCAGAATACTTCTCAGAGATATACTGGTAAATAAACCGTTCATTACCGTAGATTTTAAATCCCTCTACACCATCATATTTTTTGATGAACTCACGGCACTCATGTACGGTCCCAGGTTTAATTGCTTCAACCTGTTCTCCGCTGAGAGTCTTATAGAACGTCTTCTTTTGTGAGGGCACAAAAAGGGTCGGGTTCCACTTCTCGCGGGTAGTGAAGCGTTTACCGTCTTCATAACCCCTGACGAGGAACTGGTTCCCGACCATCTGGACGTTCGTATAGAATCTCACTTAGTCAAACTGCTGTACAGTTCTTTGATTCTACCAGTTGGTTCGGCAATGGTCAAGATCTTATCGGAATGAATCTTGAACTTACTGTCTGTTGTGATGTCACCCAACCAATTTTGAAGGGTTCCATCAGGCATAATATTAAACGGTTGTACCAAAATGCAATCTGGTTCACCCAGATCAGCAGAAGGTGCTTCTTCCAATTTAGCAATTAGAGTTCCACCAGTTTGAAAGATAATTACTTTAGGTTCCATATCAGCAATCCTCACAACCGTCAGTTACTACCATAGATTGACTTTGATCCTCTACCTCTTCTTTAAGGATGTCAACCATGTACATTCGATGAAGTTCATTGACTGGATCAACAAAAGTTACAATCCAATCAAGAGGAACTGGGAATCTATATCCCTTACCCAAAGCAATCCAAGGACTCAGTTTGATCTCAAAGGAAGCACCACCTTCCTCACTGACTTCTGGATCACCAGTTTTTACTACACAAGGTTTGTTGAAGAAATATCCTACTACTTTGTCTTCAAGAAGCATCTCTTCAACATCAGTAATAATTTGTTCTCCTGTCTTTACGACAGCTAATTTAATTGCCATGACTAAATGAAGTTTAGTATAATGTTAGCATGAAAAAGAAAAGCGGGCAAGGGTTGATTCTGACCAACCCCGCCCATGCGGCGACGATATTTGGGTATCCCCCCGCAGTTATTTATAGGTAGTCTTTGCGAGCATGATGCTCAGGAACCACTTTACCGAGTTGAACACTCAGTAACCCATCCTCAAAAGCAACTGATCTAATTTCCGTATCATCACTGAGCGTCCATGCTCTGGTGAAAGATCGTTGAGCCATTCCTCTATGGACATAGCTTGTTGTATCTTCTTTAGATTCTTTTTGTCCTTCGACAAAAAGTTTTCCGTATTCAGTGTAGACATTTACCTCTTCCTTTTTAAATCCAGCAAGCGCGATTTCTAAACGCGATTCTACATTGCTGACCTGGATCAAATTATAGGGAGGATAGTTGGTAGATGATTCATGTACGTTGAATAAACGGTCAAAGTACTCGTCCATTCCAATACTATTACGATTGATTCTATCCAGAAGCTGCGGGATATCTGCAGCACCGTATCTCATGAGGTTACCCATGGTTTTAGCTCCTTTACTAAGCGAGTTTATGTTGTGTGGACCCTTACGGCATCCACTACTATTTAACCATAAACTACAAAAAAGAGTAACCGTGATAACCGAATGTGGTTATAGGGTTAACCGTTATTGAACGTGTGGTCAGCAAGCATAGCAAACAGTTGAGACTTCAAATGCCGCAAAAATTCTTGTTCTTCGTATGGTCTAGCAGGTGCTCCTGGCCACTTCTCAATAGAATAACACGTATGATCATAAAACAGACGAACGTCTTCTATCGATAAAAATAGTTGATATCCGTCTTGTTCTAGATCTTCCATAAGATTACTCGGTCGTTTCTACTTTTTTCTTCGACCCAATATTATACTTCTGTTCCAGGATCCAATCGTTCTTATCTTTATAGGATAAAACCTTGATTTGGTTTAAAGGCGCGATATCCATAATGGATTCGCCATCTACTACGCTAATTAAACCCCAATCAGAGAGGAGTCTCGCAATCCTATTCCGTCTCTGAACATCATTTACAGTAAGGTTTGCATGTTTACCATCAAGAGCAAACAATTCCTTGAAGTGAGTGATGTAGTACCTGCCTTGCTTGTGGAGAATGTGGCAAGACTGATAAAGTTTCTTTTCTTTGCGTGAAGCAACGCCGATGCGGGTAAGAGTTTCACGAACCTTCAGGAAGTCATCTGGTTCATTCAACATAACTTCAACCATCATCTCAGGTGTCCAGTTTACCTGGGGTTCAATACTGTTTGTCATGTTCCACCAATGTCAAGTCGTTTCTTAATAAAATCTATTTGATCTTTTGACAAGATCTTCAATGCCTGCATTGCCTTCTCATTACTATAACCATAGTATTGCTTGACAATATCAAGATCAGTAATCTTATCCTTTCGGAGCCAAGGAGAAAACCTTTTACGCTTCCTCAAACTATTTAGATAAAAAGAATATTGCATGTCTTTATCAAGATGACCATTTTTGTTCATCTCATTGGCAAACAAAACACAGTCTAAATGACCAGACAAGCAACGGTTAACAATGAATGGTGGATACTGTTTAACGATATCGGGATCTTCTTTAATAAGGTTTTCCTTATTAAAGTTTATTGAGTTCAACCAATCCTTCAGTTCCATTATTTTTTAAAATAGTCAGGGATGTCTTGAATTTGATCAGCACGCAAATTAGCACTGACACCAGTAATGGTTGCTCCAGGATTTCTTGCTAAGGCAATCTCTCTAGCATCCTGGAAGTCTACTGCTTGATACTCCTCCTTCCAGAGTTTGCCCGCCTTGTAGAGTGAGACTTCTATTTTCATAGTTCATTAAGAGTAGTTCTTTACGTTCTTTTTGATCACTCATGTAATCACCAACAGATCTCATGGTGTATGTAAGATCAAACTCACCCGTTCTCCATTTAGAGTCAGTAAACCGATCTTTCACAAGTTGATCAGAATTGTAACTAATCATCATGTCTGTAGAAGAGTTGTTACAGTCTTCTGCAAACTTGTCATGATCAAATCCTTTATGCATTGTGCCACCCTTTGCACCATAGAGATTATCTTTGATGTCATAAGGTGGATCAAGATAAACAAATGCATTAGATCGCTCCGAAGATTCATCTAAGATTTGATCGTATGAATAATTAGTTATCGTCCAATTATGTATAAGTTGTTGATAACCACTCAATTTAAGAATCCCTTTACGAGAGAAGTTGCTAACAGATGCCTGACTTGAGAACGAGGATGATTGGGATAAACCAGAGAAGGAGCACTTATTGACGACGTAGAAGTAGATAGCAGTCCACAGAGGATCTGAATTATCTTCCTCAACATACTGCTTTGCAGATAGAAACAATGCTCTAGCAGTATCTGGATCTGGATACTTTGATTTTAATTCTTCAAGAATAGATT